TGAGATAGTAACAGAGCAAACCGCCACCAGAGCCGAGACTAGAGGCCGGAAGCGTACCAGACCGCAAAAGATTGATTGGAGTGGCCTGCGTGGTGGCTGCGAATGTGCAGTGATTTTGTATAATATTGACGATGACAAGGCACTGATTGTAAAAACTGATGACTTCTTCAATGATACAAACTGGATTGTGGAGCAGCTTAGATTGGGCAGGTTTTCGCGCTTAGATGTACAGGCAGATTATAGTGACAAATGCTGTAAATTTGCTGTTTTGAGCGGCTTTGGAACGACTGTCGGAGAAGTAAGACACAACTGTGAGGCATCTGAATTTTATGATGGAATTTATGATTGCACTGCCAGCGCTAAGATTTCTAAAGATTCACAGCCACAGGCGACAGAACTGCCAGAGACTGATCACAGTATCCCAACAGTCACCGATGTACTGTCGATTGACTGGGATACGATGCATCACCAGCAGACACTCAGAAAGTACCTGACTATCTGCAAAAATCCCGAGGTCAGGGAGATTGCAGAGGCTTATATCGATGAGCAATTCGCCCCAGAGGATGAAATCGAACCCGAGACTGTCTTTGCAGAGGATGCTGCCGTAATCATGGACAGATTCTGTAGAAAGTACCGTAAATAGGGGTTCAGGCTACTTTTACACTGCACTTTACGAAAAATAGGGTATTTTACCTCTCAAATACCCTGAAAAAATGGCAAATACCCTGTTCTCTAAAATTTCAGGGTATCGAGAAAAGCCAGTGTTTATGAGGGCTCCGGGTACTTTTTTATCTAAAATACCCTCAATACCTTAAAAAATATTTATAGGTACATATGAGAGAATGAAAAAAGTTTTTTTATTTTTGTTTTCTACATAGACCCCTTAAAAAATGGGGAGGTATTTTGGGCGTTCAGGGTATTGGGTGTATTTAAGGCGGAAGCGTGCTGGATGAGTTGAGCGTTTTTGGCTGTTGAAGGATGTGATACGCCGCCAGGGAATAAAGCTTTTTCTCTTTGGTGGGAAGGTTCACTTTCTGGCGCCGATAATTGTCGGAGTGATTGATAAGTTCCGCTGCAAATAATTTTAAAATTAGGTGTTGCATTTTGATAGATACAGATATATAATACAATCAAGTTGTATGAGTAATTGAAAGAGTTAAATCCGATGGACATTCGTCGGAAGTCGCAAGTGAATAAATTAAATCCGGTGGGTTCTCGCTGGATTTGTAATTAAATACATTAAATCCGGCAAATTCCCGCCGGTGTGAGAATGAGCTCGGGAGGCTCCAGTTAATAGCTGGGGCCTCTTTTGGCGTTTAGGGGTAAATTGAGCATATGTGTAAGCCAGGAGGTGAGAACGTGGAGAAGAAAGATATGGAACAGGCTGGAAGGGAAATTGTGAAGCGAAAGGGAAATGGTAAAAATAGCCCTGTCATTGGTGGTAATGGCGTGGAGCCAATCAACAGAGAAGAAAATGCTTTGTTCTGCCAGTATGCCCTTGATATGTTTCACGCCCCGACGGTGGATTTAAATGACACAGAAGCAGTCGCCGCAGCAATAGATGGTTACTTCAAATATTGCATTGACCGTGAGTTACGCCCTGGAAACCTAGGATTGTACGCTGCTCTGGGGCTTTCTAAACAGGATGTGAGCAATGCGATTAACGGATACAGCGGGAAACTAAGGCCATCGACCATAGACCTCATTAAAAAAGCAAAGCAGGCTTTAGCCACATATAGAGAGCTCCTTGGCAGCCAGGGCAAGCTAAATCCGGTCACCCTCATTTTCTGGCAGAAAAACTATGATGGACTGAAGGATCAGCAGGATATTGTGCTGACACCGAATACAAGCATGCGGCAGGAGCATACAGTAGACGAAATCACCCAGAAGGTGCTGGAGGACATACCTGTGGATGATGATAATTCAGACACAATTTGATATAGTTGTCAGATAATATGGAGCAAGCAGCATGTGCGGACTGCTATAGCGGCAAACGTGCAATGCAAAATACTGCATATGTAGTGCATAATAGGAACATCTCGTAACTGTTCGCAAAATAGCGATTTCACGAACAGTTGAAAAAGGCATGAAATGGGAGGATAGTTAGCAGTGAGTGGCCCCCGGGAGGGGGTCTATGGGTAGACGTCCGGCGGCCTACTTACCCCTCTTACCAGCGAAAAAATAAAAAAGGCTCCCAGCATTACTCAAAAAATTTTCTCAGAAAACAAAAAGGAGGTATGCCCTATGTCGAATGTAAATCCGCTTACGGAGGCAATAACCGTGTTACGGACCAGTATTATAAATGACAAAGATATCTACAATGGTTTTGTTTCCAGCATTGAATCTGCCATTAATGAAGCCAAGCCTTATACGAAGGAGCGTGATCTGGCGGTGGCTATTTTAAACAGAGTAGTTGGCATTGAAGGAGGGGAGCAGGGTTTATGATGGTTTTTAAGTATTTATTGGCAGCGGTTAATTTCTTGCTGTTTTTGATTATGACGTTGATTACTATGGCCGGTGTCAAGAAAGATGATGAAGCTACAAAATGGCTACTGTTGGTGTTTAGTTTATTACCGGTAGCAAATATGGTAGCTATTTTGGGGTAAAGAAGGAGTATGGAGATGGCAGAGAAGAAAAACAAATGGAAAGTAGCGGTAATAGGTGTAGTTATTGTACTGGCGGTTGGGCTTCTTGGAGTGTTTGTAGTTCAGCACTCACGAAATAAGGCAATACGGTTAGATGAGAAAGTTCAATCTGCCATGTATAATATAAAAGCCCAGGAAAAGAAGCGTGTGGATCTGGTATATAATTTGGCTGATTGTGTGAAACAGTACGATAAACATGAAGCAGATACTCTGGCTGCCATTGTGGAAGGACGTGGCTCTACTGGAGACATTGAGAATGTTACAACATCAATCTCGGCGGTAAGTGAAGCATATCCTGAGTTAAAATCCAATGAAAATTATAAGGAACTCATGAGGAATCTGACAACGCTGGAAAATGAAATTTCTCAATCAAGAATCAACTATAATAACACTGTTGAAAAATATAATCGCTATGTAAAAGGTTTTCCGGCAAGAATGTTTTTGGATAAAGCAGGATATGAGGTAATGACCTATGAAAGATTAGAATTTGATGCACCGGTTACGGCGCCGCAGGGGTTATTCGATGAATAACTTTCGGATTACCCGACGAGAAATTTTGATGAGTATTCCCATGGTGGCAATATTGTTTCTGGTGGGAATGTGGATTTCTGGGATAATCGAAAGTCACATAGATGACAAAAACGCAGAATATTATAGTGCGGTGCAGATTACGGAACCGGATATATTCCAGTTTAATATGCAAACCAATGTGGGAAATGCCTTTGTATATGGCGTTTTAGAGGCTGTTGATACGGTTTCCTATCCAGATATCCAGGGAGAATTTATGAGCCTGAGAAAAGTCACTGAAAGGTATACAATGCATACCAGAGTGGTGACAACAACAGATTCTAAGGGACGGAGCCATACACGTACTGAAGTGTATTATAGCTGGGATTATGTTGGAGAGGAAGAAAAGCATTCGGAGAAATTGCAATTCATGGGAAGTGAATTTGACTTTTCAAAATTCAATATACCAACTCAAGATTACATAGACACAGTATATGAATCACATACAGTCCGGTACAAATTTTATGGGAGCGCTACTAAGTACACTGGTACAGTTTATACGGAACTGAGAAATGGTACTATTTCAGAATCAAGCAAATTTTATGAGAGTATGAACATAGATGAAACCATAAAACAGTGCACATCTAATGCATGGATATATGTGTTTTGGATATTTTGGGTGATTTTTATGGTTGCGGCAGTTGTTGGATTTTATGCCATTGACAATAAATGGCTGGAATAAAATACAGGAGAAAATATGCTGGTATTTACATTCGGAATCCTCCACTTCGGACTATGTTGGGAAATGATAGATCCAATGGCAGAGGTGGTTGTGTTCATAAAGAAGGCATTGTCGTTGCTTACAAAAGTAGGCTGGTCTTTTACATGCGACAATTCATTGCATCCAGAGTGAGTGTGCAATGTGAATTGATTGGGCTATCGCCAAGTGGTAAGGCACAGCACTTTGACTGCTGTATGCGCTGGTTCAAATCCAGCTAGCCCAGCTCGGTTTCTAATTTTTAGAAAACCTCCTTCCCCATCTAGCCTGAAGTGGCTGAATAAAGGCGTGTCAACAGCGCCGGATGGGTTCGGCACTCAGAGTAATGGCTGTTGTGCCGTATTTCCCCTCAAAACCATTACAGCAAACCAGCTAACGGTAGCAGAAATTCTGTGGGGTAAGGCCAAAAGTGATACATTATAGATGATAAACTCAGTTATGGCTAACAGAATGATCTGCGGAGCAGGTGAACTTGCACTGTCCCACCTGCTTTTGGGCTTTTAGCTCAGTTGGTCAGAGCAACCGGCTCATAACCGGTCGGTCCCAGGTTCGAGTCCTGGAAAGCCCACGTGGCGTAAGACGATGTAGGCTATGTCTTTATGGCAACGGTCATCTATTACAAATAGCTGATGCAGGCTGACGAGCAGTTTATATTGCAGCCGTTTTGGTTGGGAGTATCCCATGATCCGTAGGACCAGAAAACTCCATGCTTGCCAGAGCGATTAAACTGAGCCTGGCCTTGCATATACCATGGGATGGCATGAGAAGGCCATATGCACGTTAAAAGTTGGGTGTAAGGACGTTATTTAATCTTTATCGGTTTCCGAGAAAACACCATAGTGTCGGAGCTACCACGATAAAAACAACTGCAGGTGTGGGAAAACAGAAGCAAAAAACAACCCAATAGTGGAACGCACGCCGCGATAAATATTGCTGCTATGGGGCCTATACCCCATTTGGATGAATATACCGTAATTGGGAGCGGGCCTGACTGTAAATCAGGTGCCTTCGGGTTCTGGTGGTTCGAGTCCACCTTAATCCACTGATAACTAAATAGCAAATTTACCGGAAAGTACATATGACATTATTTGGTATAGTAACGGAAGGAAAGTCGAATTAGAGTAGAAAGTAGGTGCGGTATGCAAGAATACTTTAAGGAAATAAAATATGAAGGTTTTTCATTGCGGATTCCGGTTAAGTGTTTTAAATCGGATTGTTACATTGAGGAACGTCAATTTAATGATGCAATATATAAGACATTTGGTGAAATAGAGAAGTATAAAAAGGCTTTTGAGGACGCAAAGAATGAGAAAGATAAGCAGATTTCCGAAATGCAGGCCCATATTGATAGCCTAAAAGCTGAGTTAGCAGAATTGCAGCTGAATAAGCAGGAGTTACCGCTTGAACCTATAGAGGTTGCCGCAATGCTTATAAAGTCAACTGTAACACGTAAAGCAAATTCTATTCAAAAGGCATTTAATTGTCCAGATAAATATGAAGATGATAGGTATTCCAATGACGATTTACTCCAGATAGCGGAGCATTTGTTGGTGTATTGCAAAAATGCAGAGGAGGAATAAACATGGCAGAGGGATTTTATTTAGAATTAGATGATTATTGTTCTTTTTGTAGCTATTTTGAACCCGATATAGAGAAGGTAGATATTACTACGCTTGGAGACAGAGCACGCTCATATACAACCACGATTAAGTGCATAAACGCTTATAAGTGTAAAAGAATTTCCGAGAATATGAGGAATAAAAAATGAACCCAATAGAATTTACAGAACAAAATTCCGTATTTGTAGCAGATGGATGCGATGACCTTCCGGCCTGCAGGCAGTATAACGAACAGTTTCATGCAGATGAGATGATTTCCTTGTGGGAGTTATCAGATGAGGATTGCGTGGAAATTTTGAAGCAGATTAAGGATGGAAAGCGTCCGGCTATTTATCTGGCGGTGATTGGAGGTCAACCTCCGGTGAGTTTGTGGGTGAGGAGTGAGAAGAATGAGACTTAGTAGACTATCGCCGAAGTGCCGTGAATGTCCATTTGTTTGTAAGTGTGATAACAAGAGAATGGAGGCACTTGCATATCTGAACCCGCAGTACAGGATACAACGCAACCTTTGGGCGCAGAAGTATTAGTAAAACACGATTATCGGGATGTCAAGGTTTCCGAGAACACCACAATAACAATAGATTTGGAAGAAGTGAAGCGTCAAATGGAAAAGGGACTTTATAGAAAAGCGGGATTTGGCCTTGAATTTGGAGCATAGATAAAATCACACCGGCTATCAATCAGAGATAGCCGCTAACCTGCAACAGTTAAAGGAAGTGGATAAATGTCTGATTTAAAGAAACACCTACAGATTATCCGGGCTCTACATAAGCGAGACTTATCCCAATACGATAACCTCTCTATGCTTATGGATATGGTTCTGGCGGTAAAAGATGAGGATATCGAACTAGCGAAGGATGAAGCGCAGTTCGTCAAAAAGACTGCAGCGGCCGGCACCAGGGGCAAGACAGAAGTGTCCAGGTTTGTAGACCTGTACTGGAAAGCCATGTTGTTCCTGGCACAGAATCGAGATTTGGACTCTTACTTGATTTATCTGGAACGCGACCGAGATCCGGAGGAGCGTTTTTACTTGCCACGGCGTGAACAACTTCGCAAGCATGGCATTGTGCAGGCTCTGCAGCAGCTCATTGACGATGAGATTGACATTTTGTCTATATCCTGCCCGCCAGGTATAGGCAAGACGACTCTGGCGGAGATGTTTCTTTCCGGATGGATAGGTTGGAATCCTGATCTGTGCAATCTGTTTTCTTCCCATTCGGGGCATGTTACCCGCATGGTCTATGATGTGATCTGCAATATCATTGGTGTAGGTCTGAAGCCTGGACAGATTGCGGAATATCGTTGGCGGGATATTTTCCCGGATGTACAGATAGAAAACGTAAACGCCAAGGAAGAGACAATTAATCTCGGAAAATTCAAACCGTTTAAATCCATAACATTCCGGGCCCTGGGCGCTTCCCAAACAGGTGTTACCCGCGCGGAAGGATTGCTTTACTGCGATGACTTGTGCTCTGGAATTGAAGAGGCTCTTTCAAAGATTCGTCTTGATAAACTCTGGACGAAATACAGCACTGACCTGAAAACCCGTAAGAAGCAGGGAAAGAAAGGAAAAAAGTGTAAGGAACTCCACATTGCTACCCGGTGGTCCGTTTGGGACGTAATCGGTCGGATTCAGAATATATACCGGGGAAATGATCGGTGTAAATTCATCTCGGTTCCCGATATTGACCCGGCAACTGGAAAGAGTAACTGGAATTTCAAATATGGTGTTGGATTTGATGAAGCCTATTTTGAAGATATTGAGCGTTCTCTTGATGATATTACATATAAATGTCTGTACAAGAATGAACCTGTAGAGCGCGAAGGAATTCTTTATGAACCTGATAAGCTCCGGCGGTACTTTGGGATATTACCTGATAAGGAACCTGACGCCATTCTTGCTATTTTGGACCCGAAAGGAACAGGAAGTGATTACAATGCCCTAGGTGTATTCTATCAATACGGACAGGATTATTACCTGCATGATTGTGTGTTCCAGAATATAGACCCATATCAGTTAGATGATTTGAATGCAGATTGTCTTGTGCGGAATAATACCCAGATATGCCAGATTGAGTCCAACAAGGAAGGCGTGCGGACTGGTGACACTATCCAGGCAAAGGTTAAGGAACGTGGTGGGCGTTGCAGCATAGAGAAAAAATATACCACCACAAATAAGGAGACAAGGATTATCGTCAACAGCCCCTGGGTTATTGAGCATGTTATCTTCCGGGCACCCAAAACCCCAGAGAATCTAGACGGATATGAGGTAAAATCAGACTATGGGCAGTTCATGAGCTGGCTGTGTGCATATAGCCAATTAGTACGCAATCCGCATGATGACGCTCCAGATATGGTGGCTATGTTGGCGGTAAGGGAAAGTGGTGGATATAAGGCAAAAGCAGAACCTATGCAGAGGCCGTGTTGATTTAGCGGTAGGAGGGATAAATCATGGTTATAACCAGAGAATATCTGGCGCAGTACAGGTATTTAGAGCAGCAAATTAAATCCACAGAGAGAAAATTAAAATATTATGAGACACATCCAGTAGTATCAGAACATGGGGTTGTCAAAGGCTCTGCAAAGGCATTTCCGTTTATAGAGCGCCATTTTACTGTGTCCGCTCCTCATGTGAAATCTGATGAAGAGAGAAAAAATACGATTTCTCAGTTAATTGTGCAGTTGGAATACAATAAGAATTTGTATGAGGATATGAAGCTTGATATAGATTTATTTATTGCAGAAATTCCAGATTTGGAGCTGAAAACCATGTTTGAGATGTATTACAATGAACGGAAAACATATGAGCAAATTGGAAGCGCCATTGGGTATCACAGAACAAGGATTTCTCAGAAAATTGACGAATACCTCAAATCCTGCGAAGATTCTCACAATTCTCATTCATGAAATGCTATTATGATATCAGTGAAAAGTATGTAAGGCACCGGGAAACCACTCCGGTGCTATTTTTGTGCGGAAAGGCGGTGAGATCAGTGTGATATATCATAAAAATAGAGAATCCTTTGTAGATGTCTGCAATGGGGTGTTTGGCCGAAAGGTAATTAAGTCTCGTGTGAAGGAAATTAATAGCGGAAATGTAGTTCAGGAGTTAGGCAAGGCACTGTCTATTCACTGGCAGAACCGCCGGGAAATTGACTACCTTTACCATTACATGAATGGTAATCAGCCTATACTTTATCGAGAAAAGCAGGTACGCCCAGAAATCAAGAACAATGTGGTGGAAAATCATGCTCTGGAAATTGTACGCTTTATGATGGCTCAGAGTTTCGGGGAGCCAATCCAGTATGTGAGTGTCGACAAGGACGAGGCAAAAACGCAGGAAATTGATAGTCTCAATAAAATGATGGCATCAATAGACAAATCCTTCTATGATATCCAGATCGGGGAATGGCAGAGTAATGTAGGAATAGCTTATCGGTACAACTGGAGTAATACTACGGCGGATGTAAGCCTTGGAGAGTGCCCTATAGGGATTGATGTTCCGGACCCGAGATACAATTTCGTGGTATACTCCTCAGATTTTGGTACTAGACCTTTGATGTCAGTATCACAAATGAAAAATGAGGACAATGAAAACGTATATTTTTGTACCACACCCAAGCAGGTGTATTGCATCAAGAATGGAAAGATAATTCCAGAGATATCCGCACCAAATGGTTATGGCCGTATTATGCTGGTGGAATTCCCGAACAACGTTCGCCGCCTTTCCGACATTGAAATAGTAATCACAATGTTGGATGCGCTAAATAAAGTCCAGTCAAACCGCATGGATGGAATTGAGCAGTTTGTTCAGGCTTTCATGAAATTCGTCAACTGCGAGATTGATGAAGATGATTTTTTGAAAATGTGCCAGCTTGGAGCCATAAAAATTAAGGGGCAGCAGGGCGTACAGGCCGATGTGGATGTAATATCCAATGAACTGAATCAGGAGCAGACCCAAGTTGCGAAGGATGATTTGTATAAAAACATGCTTATCATTGAGGGTATGCCAAATCGGGAGCAGAATACAGGTGGCGATACAGGGCAGGCCGTGTATCTTCGGAATGGATGGGATTTTGCGGAGCAGAGGGCAAAGATTGACGAGCCAGTGATTATCAAGTCTGAGAAGGAGGCTCTGAAAAATGTGCTGACAATCCTTAGGACAAAGCAGCTTATCAGCCCGCATCTGAAAATCAGCGATATTGATGTGAAGATTACCAGAAATAAGACTGATAATATGCTGGTGAAAGCGCAGGCCCTGATTTATCTTCTTGAAAAAGGTATCCATCCCAAGATTGCCATTAAGACCTGCGACCTCTGGGGAGACCCGGAAAAGGTTTATGTCCAGTCAAAGCCTTATCTGGATGCTCTTTATAAGACCGCCCAAGAGATGCAAGCCGAAGAGGAAAGGAAGTCTGCACAGGCGGCAGCGTTGGCGCAGACACAATCAAAGAGCCCACCGGAAGGTGGTGAGTGATTTGGCTATGGTTAGATGTAAGGGAAAGGGTTGCGGCCTGATATTGGGTGAATTTCAGGGTAAAGGCCGGATAAAATGTTATAAGTGTGGTGGTATTAATAGGTTTGATACAAATGCGAAGCAGCACACTTATAGACCGCCAATGCAACACACGGAATTAAAAGACAGGACAACAAGTAGCGGTATGGTATTTCACTGATGTTGTCCTTAAAATTTGCCAGCCTAAGCGTAAGAGGGCAGGAACTATGCGGAGCGCACCGTGTTAAAAAAGTGTATGTTCTGAAATAAAAGGAGAAGTAAAAATGACCAGAGAGCAAGTAAAAGAACAGTTTCCTGATGCTACAGAAGAGCAGATTACAGCGATTCTGAATATCAATGGAGCTGATGTAACACAGGCAAAGAAGAATAACGTTGACCCTAAAGAGCTGAAACGACTTCAGGGGATTGAGGCAGAGTATACAAAACTTCAGGACGCCGGATTAACGGATGCTGAAAAAGCAGCAAGAGCTCTGGCGGATGCGGAAGCAGCAAAGGTTGAGTTCGCAAAGAAATCTAACCGGCTGGATGCTGAGAAAATTCTTGTAGCAGCCGGATTGACGGAAGATGACTACAAAGACCTGATTGATGGTATTATTTCTGACGATGCTGAAAAAACAAAGTCCATGGCTACTGGTCTGGCTACCATGGTGACTAAGCAGAAAGAGTCTGCTATCCAGAAGACAAAAGAGGAATTGATGGATAGAACCCCAAATCCAGCTGGTGGTTCTGGTGGCGGAGAGGAAAAAACAGAAGATGTAAAATTTGCTGAAGAAGTGGCAGGTACGTTTTCCACTGCCAGCGCAACATCAAAATCAGTTTTTGATAATTATTAAGGAGGAAGAGAAATGAGATTTACACAGAAAGAGTATGGACAGCCTATTGAAATCTTAAAGTTCAATGATTTCAAGGGGGAGGCATGCATGGTATCTGATTCTGGGGTGGTAGCAGATACCAATGGAAAGAAAATTGTAAAAGCAGGTACGCCGCATCCGGCAAATAATGAAACTTGCAAGGGCATTTTACTCCACGATGTTGATGTCACCTATGGGGAGGCACCGGGAACCAGGGTGTTCGAGGGATCCATTGACACCAAGAAACTTACAAAAAATGGGATTACCGTTGCCGAGGAAGCAAAAGCGGTCCTGCCACGTGTGACATTTTTTTGACTGATTAGAGGAGGTATAAAAATATGGCATTACCATTAAAAGAAGCATTTACAGCAAGAGCAATCGGTGTTCTTTGGGACGCATATAAACAGACTATGGGTATCGCACCGTATCTGGGAAGTGGTTTCTTTCCCGCATCCAAGTCGCCTACTATGGATCTGAAATGGTTCAAAGGCTCTAAGGGGCTGCCGGTATCCCTGACTCCATCCAATTTTGATGCGCTGGCTACAGTAAGGGATAGAATCGGATTCAAAGAAATGGAAACTGAAATGCCTTTCTTCCGTGAGTCCTATTTGGTAAAGGAAAAGGATGCCCAGGATTATGAAAATATGATGAATGCAGCAGATCCGGCTATCGCACAGGAACTGTTAAGGCAGATCGCACTTGGTCCGATGGATTTAGTCCAGGGAGCCGATGTCGTTCCGGAAAGAATGATCTGGCAGTTGCTTTGTCCGGTAGATGGCTCTCCAAAGATCGCGATTTCCGCCAATGGGGTGAACTATGACTATAATTATGACGTGGATGGCTCTTACAAATCCAAAAACTTCCTGGAGCTGACAGGCACTGATAAGTGGGACGATGCAGATAACTGTGATCCGTTTGAAGATTTAAGAGCCGCCAAAAAAGCCATGAAGAAAAGGGGTAAAGTAGTAACCCTGGCAGTAATGAATGATAATACTTGGCAGAAGATTGTAAAGAGTAAGAAAGCCAGGGAATATATTGTTGCCAAAGCTGTTACATCCCCGGTATTTATCGAGGAATCCGATGTGAAGAAGTTTATTCGCGAAAGTGAAAGCCTGAAATTGGAGATCTTGGTTTATGATAAACTCTTCATTGATGATTCCGGCGCAGAGAAAACCTTTATACCTGATGGCATGGTGGCGCTCCTCCCTGGGAAGACTGCTCTGGGCAGCACTAAATACGGTAAGACACCAGAGGAAAGAAGCGGTGACGCAAGTATCGGAAATCTGTCTATTGTTAATACTGGAGTGGCAGTATACACATACACCACACCCCACCCCATTGTGACTCAGTGTATCGTATCCGAGATTGTTCTTCCCACTTTTGAGCGTATGGATGATACATATGCCATTAAAGCATATTAGGAGGCTTGTGTTATGAAATTTGATCATACTGTAAAAGTGAATGGACAGTATTATCCGGCAGGGACTGAAATCCCTGAACCGGATAATGCTGTTGTGGAACCACCTGAAGATAAGCAGGCAGAAGAAGTTGAAGAGGAAAGCATCCCGGAGACCGAGCCGACAAAGCGTGGCCGTAAACCGGCAGCGGGAAAATAAAGAAGGTGATGAGGAGTGGATAAGAACAAAATATTTGAAAACCTTAAAATGTATTTGAGCGAAAAAGATGAGGAGCTTATCTGGCTCCTCATTGACCTGGCCTGCCAGAATGTGTTGAATCGACGATATCCTTTTGGGTATACGGAGAAACAGGAACTGGTTGCAATCTCACAATATTCCAATGTGGTGTTTCGGGCTGTGGTATATGCTTATGAAAAAGGCGGCATTACTTCCCATGCATCATTGAGTGAAAACGGTACTTCCCGGTCATTTATTGATGAGGATAAGTTGTACACGGAGATTGTCCCGGTGTGTGGAGTATTGTAGTGCTATATTGCTATTTAATGTAGCTTTGTATGCATATGAAGAAATACTCATGAATCATAAGTTATCGCGTATATGCTCAACACATTGCGTTATACAGTGATTATTGAAGGGGATAGCCATGCTAAATGCAAGAATCAATCAGAGAAAGCTCTGGTTTGCGACATATCAGGGAAAACAATCTATACTGGATGACGAGGGATTTGATACTGGAGATACGGAAATAAAATATAGCGCACCAGTTATGTTTATGGCAAATATATCCGCATCCAGGGGCAGCGCTGAAGCCGATATGTTCGGGTTGAATCTGGACTACACGAAGTCCATATCAACTTGCGATTTGAATCTGCCGATATCGGAAACCAGCCTTATTTGGGAGATAGAACCAGAAGTAATGGCAGATGGAACCGCCAATAAGGATTCCGCTGATTATACGGTGGTGCAGGTTGCCAGAGGGATGTATGGAGTTGTGTACGCTGTGAAGATGCGGCAGAAGAGTGAGGCATAAAACTTCTTGACAGTTTGTGGCTACAATGTTATATTGTAAATGTGGCTACAAAATGAAAGGAGGAATAAGAAGAATGTCGCCAAAAACAGGGCAGAAGCTTACTGATAATCCAAAGGATGTTACAGTGAGAGCAAGAATGGATAAAAGCACAGTTGAGAAACTTGATTATCTCGTGAAAGAGTATGGCTCTGACCGTTCGAAAATAATTCGTAACGGAATAGAAATTCAGTATGAATCTGCAAGGAAAAAATAAAAAAACAGTCACGCTCCGTCCAAAGAACAATGACTGTTTTTCCACTAGAAGTTTCCTTCTGTAAATATTATAATGCAGAACGGGACTTCTTTCAAGACAATTTTGTGAAATGAAAGGAGTTTTCAATATGACGGGTATTAGAATTAATCAGCACGATATGGAAATCAAGGAATACAATGGCCAACGGGTAATAACATTCAAGGATGTGGATATGGTGCATGAAAGACCAGAAGGCACAGCAAATAAGCGGTTTTATGACAATAAGAAGCATTTCATAGAGGGAGAAGATTTCTACAAATTATCACACTTTGATTCCTTAATATCCGAAAAACGGGTTTTAAAAATTCCCCATAGAGGGTTGATTGTATTGACAGAATCCGGTTACCTTATGCTTGTAAAATCCTTCACGGATAACTTGGCATGGGAAGTGCAAAGGCAACTTGTAAAAAGTTACTTCCGGGTAAAAGAGATTGAGACAAAGCCCAAGGGACGGTTAGTTGTTGATATTCCTGAGAATGCTGAAGCACAACTGGCCATTACGGATATGAAAGCCTGCCTGTCAGCTATTGATGTTTCATTAAATCTCATTAACAGGTATCAGAGCGAAGAAACCTATAAACATATTCGTTACACATTGGAACATATGACACTGGAACTGAGACGAAAGACGATGGATTTGATAGAAGTTCAGCCTAAATTAGTTCAGAAATAGATATTAGTCCTACAAAGCAGTAGCGTTGAAGCAGAAATATCAATAAAAAAGGTAATAGGAGAAGTCGCTAACTTAGCGGCTTCTTTTTATGGAGGTGGTACCATGTGAAGCAAATTAAAATAAATCTGTCGCAGTCCTCAATAAAGACTGCCCAAAAGCAACTCCGTGATTATCAGAAAGAAATCACCCAGAAGTGTGAGAAATTTGCGAAGCGGCTTTGTGATGTCGGCATACTGGTGGCTACACAAAATGTAGGGAGTTATGGAAAGTACATAACTTTCTATAGTGAAATAACATCACAGAATACTGGTATTAAAGCTGTGTTGGCCGCAACCAATACCGGGCTTCTCAAAAGTGAATGGAGGACCAGAGATGGCGTAAAATCTGCTGATGTTTCTCCGTTGCTGATGGCTGAGTTCGGTTCGGGTCTGAAAGCTGATAATCCCAGGGCGGGTGAGTTTGGTATGGGAACCGGTACATTCCCCGGCCAGACCCATGCAGGGGACCCGGAGGGATGGTGGTATATGGATTTAAATGGAGAGTGGCATCATTCTTATGGTGTGACGCCTACAATGCCAATGTGCAAGGCGTCACAAGAAATGATAAAAAACGTAAGACGAATCGCGAAGGAGGTGTTTGGGGGTGTTTGACCCCTTCAACAGAGTTTTTACCATAGTCAAAAGAAAAATCTATCCAGAGTGCAACAACGCCGGAACGACTACCGATGGTAGTCCTCCAGCATTTCCATATGCAGGCTTCCGGCAGCTCGACAACGCCACCACGGCCGATGACCTGGAGAACAACGAGAACGCTGTGAACTCTGTTATCGAGATCACGACTTACTCCAATAAGAACCTCACTGAAGCCAAGCAAATCGCGGCTCTGGCATCAGATGCCATGAGAGAGTTAGGTTACCGCCGGACAGGCCCATTTACACCGCAGAATGCGGCAGATACCAATATATATCGAGTGATATACCGGTTTAATCGGGTGATTGGGGCAGGAGAAGAATTGTAATTAGAAAGAAGCAGCCAGGGAGCCGATAGGCTCTTTTTTTTCATGGTTTTTTAGTTAGAAAGGTTGGTGGTCCATATATCTCCCAACTATGGGGTAAATAGTGATGCAGTAAAATTGTACCGGCTGTGAACAATCAACAGTCGCTGACCGGCAATAGTTAGCCGGTAGGATTATAAAATATTTGCACCGGCCATTAACAGACCGTGGCCGCCGACTTGTAAGAGTTACAAGTAGAATTTTATAACATATAAACCGGCCATTAACAGATCATGGCCGCTGACCTGCAAGAGTTGCGGGTAGAAAGGATGGAAATTATGGCAGGAGTAATTGCAAAGGCCTATAGCACAATAGGTACAATTCTTGAATTTTCTGAAGATGGCACTAGTTGGACAAAATTGTGCCCAATCAAATCTTTCCCAGCTTTGGGAGGTGCGCCAGAACAAATTGATGTTACAGATTTGGAAGATGAGGTAACATCTTCTATTCCTGGTGTGCAGTCTCTTGATGCTATGGAGTTTACAGCGAATTATACGTTGGAATCTTATACGGCAGTCAAAGCAAAAGAAAATACACCCGGTAAATATAGAATAAAACTCGGAAAAGCAGGAGCTGCCGGAACTGCCACATGGGATGGACAACACTCTGTATATGTTAATGAGGGTGAGGTCAATGGAGCTATCCAAATGACGATTTCAGTATTCCCTACCACAAAGATTACAGTGGCAGCTACGGAAAACTCATAGCATTAAGCTCTATATATCATGAAGGTAACTATGGAATAAAGTAGCGGGGCAGGAGGTATGTAGTAGTATCTTCTGCCTTCATATAATAATAAAATATTTGCAGAATAAGGAGAAAGACTATGAATATGACTGTTAACAACAAAGAATACGCAATAGAGTATACCTTCGAGGCAGCTCATAACAAAAAGTGTGTGGATGTATGCTGGAATCGGTTTACAGGTGCCGGTATGATGAAAAATACAGCGCTTAATGAACTGGAAGATTCCGATACAGCCAATAGAGTCATGACACTTGATAATCTTATTGGGTTTATGTCGGACATACCAGAAACTGTTATTACATTACTGTACGCAGGATTGCTGGAGCATCATGGGCCTGATTCCGATGACCCGATTATTATTACTGGAAAAGATGCTCGTAAGCTGTATAAGCAGTTTTGCAAAGAAAATCCTGATAACCCATTGGCGTCCGATATGGAGATGTTTAATGCCATTAAAGTTCAAATGGAGGAGGATGGTTTTTTCAAACGAATCGGTCTGAATCACTTTATGGAGCAAATGAAACAGACCGAATCTCAGGAGGAGAACAAGATAATTCCACAAGATCACAAGAAGAAGGCAAGCCGTTCTGGCAATTAGTTGTTGAAGAATACTTGCCAAACGCCTTGTTATATGGCGTACCATATGAACTATTCTGGCATTTGAATCCAGCGAAATTGCAGCCGTTTAAGGAAGCATATCAGAAGAAACTGGAAATTGATAACCAGAACGCCTGGTTACAGGGACAATATATCAGGATGGCGGTTGGGAGTGTATTGGATGGGAAAAAGTGTAAGTATCCAGATGCGCCGATAGGTTTTGATGATGAAACGAATGCTTCTCCGGAAGCTGGATTTTTGGCTTGGATTGAGGTGTTTAATTCAAATTTCGATATAGAAAATAAATAAATCATTAATGACCGGGAATATTCCCGGTCATTGTATGAGAGATTAAGCCTTTTTAATAAATATTCTTTTTAATATTTCTTTTACATAATCTTTGTGGAGAAAATAAAAATAAAAAAGTGTTAATAAAAAACAGCAAAATGCTACTATAAAGTCAAGCAGAAAGCATAAATTTAGGAAACCAGATTGAAACTCGGTTATTATTTTAACTATTAATATGATACTATAAATTATTGGAAAAATAACCCTATATATTATTGAGATGAAATCTAATAACATGGGATATTCATCAAGATAACTTTGGCTTTCTCTGGTAAAGGGTTGTCCAGAGAATTCAGAGATTGTTTTCTCTAATTTATGTATATAAGCATATAGGCGTTCTATATAAGTTGTTGTTTGATAATATCGAATAGTAAAATAAAGAACCACAAACCATATTAGCGATTGAATAATGCTTATCTCCATATTTATTTCTAAATGGTAGTTATCAGCTAACCATTTAGAAAGCGTCGTAATAAGGCTTTCAGGGTTTACCATAAAAAGAGAAAGAATGCAAAGCATAAAAATTGTGAGTATAAATAATTTATTTCTCTCATCTAAACGGGTTTTTACTAACGAGTAGGTTTCCTTATAGTGGTCGTATAACAATTCAAGTGAGTCCATTACGCATTATTTAAAGCTGAAATGATTTTATCCTGAGTAAAACTAGAGGCCCATGAAGCACCTACTCCTAACATTTCTTCAGGAGCGGAATAAAAGTTGTTTATTTTAACCCCTATAATTTTATTTCCGCGTTCAATACTTTTTGCAACTTCGTAATTTTGCCAATTGCGATAACCTATTTCAATACTGTCGGGATGTTTTTTGTTTGCATCTTGACCAACAATTACAAGAGTGTATGTAGATTCTCCGATTTTTCTGCTTAACGCTCTTTTTACAGTTGATACACTGTCACTTTTTATTTCTTTTGAAGTATAGTCACTAAAGACAAAATCAAAATTGGGATTTTCATTCCAAGCTAACATGAGATAATAATAGTTTTTATCCTTTTCGTAATCAAAAGAAACAAATACTTTCTTTTTTGCCATAAAAGATCCTCCTTTTTGTGAAAAATATATAACAATATTATAACATGAAGAAAATAAATGTCAAATATTACTATTAGGAGGCAAAATGTGTACGCATAGATGGGAAGAAAAAAAAAGAAGTATATATTGGGATTATTGGGGAAATGCAGTTTTAAAGGTAGAATTTGTTTGTGTGTGTTGTGGAAAGAAAAAGATCAGGAAATATTGGTAAGATAGGGTAAAATTTAAGAAGCATTTAATCTATATCATCCATTATGGACTGCAGAATGAAATAAACAGGGGGTGCGGAATTTGACCCTCCCTACATACTGGCTCATTTATAGGCTGTAAAAAATACAATTTTAGAACATTTATCAGAAATGGATGGCGTTCTTTTTATGCAAAAAACCGATTATCAAAGAGTGATAATCGCTGACCATGGATAATTAGTGGAAGAGGTGAGAAATTGGGAACCGAAATTGATAGGCTTGAGATACAGATTGAAACACAGGCCAGTAAGGCAAACAGACAATTAGATGAGCTGATTTCCAAGCTTGGAAAATTGGCAGGGAGTCTTTCCAGTATTAATTCTGGAGGCATGAAACAATTTGCCGCCGGAATGAATGGTATAGCCTCTGCCGCAAAAAATATGTCAACAGTAAAGTCCACGGAGATGAACCGGGTGGTGAACAATCTCCAAAAACTGAGTGGCATTAAGACCGGCAATATGTTTAATGTAGGGAATGCTCTGTTATCAGTATCCAGGGGAATGCAGGGCTTTTCTGGAATATCAGGTGCAGATATCCCGGCTATGGTGACCTCCTTATCAAGCCTTTCAAAGCTGGGGAATAAAGGTATCAAAAGTGCTGCCGCATCAATGCCCATGCTAGCCAAAAACTTACAGAGTATGGCAGCTACCATAAATGGCGTGAATATTAATCCTGAGATTGCTGGGCAGTTATCTGCCATATCATCGACACTGCGGACATTTGGTCACAAAAGCATGAAAACGGCTATTGATAATATGCCGGCGCTTTCCCAAGGATTAAAGAGTCTGATGCAGACACTGTCAACAGCTCCAAAAGTATCAGCTAATCTAGTGAATTTAGTGAATGCATTATCAAAGCTCTCATCTTCAGGGAGTGGAATACGGGCAGCGGCTAATGCGGTCCAGTCTGTGGGAAAGAATTCTGCGAATACTACAAGCAGGATGCAAAGCTTATCAAATTCACTGGCAAACTTTACGAACAAGACTAAAGCAGCAAAACAGTCCACTAAGAGCTTTTCTTTTTCATTAAGTAGCCTTTATGCAAACTGCTTTTTCTTGATACGAGGGCTAAAAGCCATTGGGCGTGCGGTTGAATCGTCGATGGATTATATCGAAACATTCAACTATTTTAATGTCACTATGTCAAAGATAGCCAGTGAGTTTTCTGGACAATGGGAGAAATATGGATATGAAAGTGCAGAGGCTTATGGGAAATCTTTTGCAGGCAGGCTGAATGATCTGACGCAGAAAATGAGTGGTTATAAGGTGGGGGATGATGGTGTACTCAGTATAACTGGTGGACAGAATCTGTCCCTTGACCCGGAACAGCTGATGAATTACCAGTCGAACATAGCTGCGGTAACCAATTCCGTCGGGTTAATGGGTGAGAACAGTGTGAATACAGCAAAGGCCCTTACGATGCTGGCGGCTGATATGTCATCACTGAAGAATATTGATATGTCTACCGTTATGACAAATTTCCAGAGTGGTCTTATTGGCCAGTCCCGGGCATTGTATAAATACGGTATTGATATCACCAATGCGACACTGCAGACATATGCATATAAATACGGGATTGAAACGGCGCTACAGGAGATGACTCAGGCTGACAAAATGCAGTTGAGGCTATTAGCGATACTTGACCAGTCAAAGGTTGCCTGGGGGGATATGGCTAATACTCTTAGTTCAGTAGCGAATCAATACCGCATCTTGAAACAGCAGATAGCAAATTTGGCTAGAGTCATCGGAAATCTGTTGGTGCCTATAGTTGCAAAGGCATTACCAATCATTAATGGTGTGGTGATTGCCTTACAGCGAATGTTTATGTTCATTGGTAATCTCCTTGGCGTTGACTGGTCTGGCCTGATGGATGGAATCAGCACAGGATATGGCGGAGCCGGGGATGAAATCGGAGATATGGTAGATGACACCGGGGATGTAGCTGATAATACCGATGATATTGGAGATTCCATTGATTCTGCCAATAAAAAGGCTAAGAAATTTAAAGACACCATACTCAGCTTCGATGAGCTTAATAAACTGAATGATAACAGCAGCAACGATATTGAATCGGGTGGAAAAACAGATAAAGACGATGGGATATCGGGTGCTGGTAGTATAGATCTGTCAGATGAGATCGCAAAGGCATTAGCAGATTATGAATCCGTTTGGAATAAAGCTCTAAAGGACTCAGAAAATAAAGCACAGGCGTATGCGGATAATATCTGTAAGGCATTTGAAAAGATATGGAAAACAGCAGAGCCTACCAGAAAGGCTATTTCAAATTTATGGGATAATGGGCTTGCAAAGTTGGGAAAATTCTCTGGTGCTACCTTATACGACTTCTGGAATAACTTTTTAAAACCAGTCGGAACGTGGATGCTGGCAGATGATGCTGGCCTTCCGCGTTTTTTTAATATCACAAATTCCTTACTGAATGAAATTGACTGGAATAGATTAAGAAAATCTCTTGCAGATTTTTATACATCGTTACAGAGTATCGCAAAATTTTCTTGGAATGCTCTCATGGACTTTTATGAGGGTTTTTTAAAACCTATAGCAGTATGGACAATGAGTGATGCAATCCCACAGTTAGTCGATATCATGACAAAGTTTGTGAATGCGGTTGACTGGGATAAACTGAACAAATCATTGCGGGAATTATGGGATGCATTGGCACCATTTGTAAAAAATGTTGGGCAGGGCTTGATAAACTTTTTTGAAAAGCTTATGGATTTTGGCGCTGATTTCCTGAACAATGTTGTGCCAGGAGGTATAAAAGGAGTTGCAGATGCTTTGAAGAAAATAAGCCCGGAACAGGCTGAAAAGATTGGGGAAGCGCTTGGAGTTCTGGCATTAGGGCTTGCCTCTCTTAAAGTATTAGGAGCAATTGCTAAGTCTATAGATATTTTTATAAAGACATCATCCCTAATTAGCGGTGCGAAGTTAATAATAGAGACTTTAAAAGGTCTTGTTGGCTTTGGAGGAAAAATATTTTCTTTTGGAAAAAATATTATAGGTGTATTTGAAATTGTAAGTGGTGGCTTTGCTGGAATTTCTGATGCTATTGGTATGGTTTTTCCGAAAGTCGGAGGAATTATTTCTGCTTTTACAAATGTAATTTCTTCATTGGGGGGACCAATTACTATTGCCATAGTTGCCGCTATTGCTGGAATTATTGCTGTTATATGTAACTGGGATAAAGTAAAAGAATTTTTTACGCAAACCCTTCCTAATTGGTGGAATCAATCTGTAGTTCCGTGGATTAAGAGTTTACCTGAATTTTTCAAAGAACTGCCAGGTAAGATTTACGAAAAAATCATATCTACAAAAGATAAATTCGTAGAATGGGCATCTAATGTATGGGATGCTGCATCGGCTGGAGTTAGTAAAGTTGTCAATGGCGTAGAAGGTTTCTTTAAAGAATTGCCTGGAAAGATTGGTTATGCCATAGGTTTTGCTATTGGAAAAGTGGCTTCGTGGGCTGTCAAACTTTACGAGACTGTTACAACAGAGATTCCTAAAGTTATAGGAAAGGTTGTTGACTTTTTCAAGACTCTCCCAGGAAAGATATGGGACGCGATCATATCCGCTAAAGACAAAGTGGTGAAATGGGCCAATAATATTTGGTCTGTCTTGTCGCAGAAAATTCCTGAGATAATTACGAATGTGTACAATTTCTTCAAAAAATTACCGGAAAAAATATGGAGTGCTATTATTGGTGCTGTAAAGAGTATAGGCAAATGGTGCGGAGAAATGTACCAGAAGGTGATTGAAGAAGTTCCAAAGATTGTAGGAAAGGTTGTTGATTTTTTCAAAGAACTTCCTGGGAAAATATATGAAATCGGGAAGAATCTTATTAAGGGCTTTATAAAAGGAATAAAGGACTTTTTCCAGTCAGGAATCAATGCTGTTGGAGATTTTGTAGATGGAGTTGTCAGAGGATTTAAGGATGGATTCGATGTACATAGTCCAAGCCGCGTCATGTATGATATTGCAAAGAATGTTGTTGCAGGATTTGGAAATGGCATAAATAACAACTGGGGTGGTGTTACTAAAAATCTGTCGAATTTACTTGGGCAGACGAAAAGTAGTATTAGTAATACATTGTATGGGATAGGAGAAATGGGAAGGAGTACAATTAATAATCTTGTGAGAGGATTCTCAAATATCCATATCCCGTTACCTCATCTTGGTATATCATGGACGAGATATACGGTAGGGAATAAAAGATTTTCTGTTCCAGATTTTAACATTAACTGGTACGCAAACGGCGGCTTCCCTGAAACTGGAGAATTATTCATGGCGCGAGAACGAGGTCCAGAGCTCGTTGGAAAGATGGGGAATAGAAATGTTGTCGCAAATAATAATCAGATCACAGACGGTATAAAAAGAGCGGTTACAGAGGGAATGATGGAGGTCGCTATGGCTTTGAATACTGGAGGGAAAGAGAATACTTCACCAATAATTGAGAATACATTTAAAGTTGATTCAGAGACGCTTTATCGTATTGTGCAAAAGGGTAAAGATAAGCATGATCGTAGATTTCATGTTGTAGCAGAATTTTAATGAAATACCTGCCATTCTGTAGTATAATATATATAATATAGAAGGGCGGGTGCTAATTATGTTGATTAAATGTCCAGAGTGTGGAAAAGAGATAAGTGACAAGGCAGTTTATTGTCCGAGGTGTGGGTGTCCTATTGATGTATGCGGAGATGGGGTAAAAGCCATTGATGAAGATTGTATTGTATATCAGGGAAATAGAATAAATTTATTAAACATAGTTGATATTTATGGCATGTCAAAAAATGGGGCAATAAATTTTCTGAATAGGCAGTATAGCTTGCCGATTGAAACTGCAACACAGATAATGAATCGGTATTATGATAAGATATTAGAGGATGGGGATAGCGAAATTGCAAAGAAAATACTTAAGCAAGTAGATCAATATAATAAGCCGATAAAAGATAAAACAACTATAGAAAACAAAGGATATTTCAAAGAAGCATGGCATACATTAGTGAAAATAGGAACGAAGGATAGTACAGTACATTGCCCAAAATGTGGATCTACTTCCTTGTCGTATCAGAACAAAAGGCTGAGTCTCGGACGTGCCATTGCTGGAGATGCCATAGCCGGTGCCCCCGGAGCCGTCATGGGTGCCTTGAGCAGCAAAAAGGGTTATGCTGTGTGCCTTAACTGTGGTAAGAAGTGGAAATTATAGGTGGTGGTAAAATGGACAATTTCAAGATAATCTATAAAATATTGAAAAGTCTAGAAAAGAATATGGGCAATGAGGAATTTGAAATAGAATCCATTTCAGCGCAACAATTAAAAATATCATATGAGCAATGGGAACAGTTGCTGATTATGCTGTATGATGCAGGGTATATAACAGGCATTGTTGCGAGTCAGGATATGGAGGAAAAATTCAAACACATTATTGAACCAATTAATCCAAGTATTACTTTAAGAGGAATGGAGTATCTTGCAAGCAATAGTTTTATGGCAAAAGCAAGAGAGGTATTGAAAATGGTTGGGGATATAATTTAAAATTAAATATAGTATTAAAATATGGACATCTATCAGAAATGATAGGTGTTCTTTTATTAAAACAGAACAAATGTTCGAAAAGCTTGACGAAAATATTGACATAATTCTCCATGGATGATATTATAATATTAAGAAAATTGAAAGGGGGATGTGAAATGATAGATGTACGTGTTGTAGCACAGTACTTTCTCTGGAAGTCATCCATGAGTCATAAGAAACTTGAAAAAATGTGTTATTATGCACAGGCGTGGTATTTGGCTAATCATGGACGACCATTAATGCCTAATCGTTTCGAGGCTTGGGTACATGGACCGGTATCCCCTGATTTATATTTTCAATATAAGGATTGGGGATGGGTGGACATTCCCAAAAGAACAAAGTGCCCATCTTTAAATCAAAGTGAGAAGAAATTTCTTGATAATGTTTATAATGTATATGGTGATTATACTGCCGATGAATTAGAATCACTTACTCATGGTGAATTACCATGGGAAAATGCGAGAAAGGGATGCTCTCCATCAGCTTATTCTAGAAATCCTATATCTATGAAGGATATGAGAAATTATTATGGTGAACGGATAGGAAAAACATATGAATAACATTTTAGCATGTGTTATATGTGCACTGGTGGGAATAATAATTGGCTACATTATTGGCCGATATGTAAAAAATGCAGCTATTAAAACACTTTATGATTATCTAAGTGATGTGTTTAAAAATTTAGATAATTATGTAATGACGGTATCCGCGTTAATTGTGATAGTATCGATAGTACTGTCTGTAGTAGGAAAAATTGAAACATTTGCATCCGTTACAATTAATATTTTTGGTACAATAGTGTTTTCCTGGTTGCTTACTAAAAAATCGGCGAAAGTTGAATTTAAGGAGCAAGAACAAGACCTGTCGATGCGTGCCTATAGACATATAAATTATTTGGAATCAGCAGCAAATTCTGCTTATAAAACTTTAAAAGATTTTTCTGATGACGAAGGTATTAACAAGGAAGTCAAGTTGATGCTAAGCAATGCGATGAGCCAGATAAAATATATTCAAGGCGGTATTAATACGTGTAAAATGGATTGGGTCGATATGCTTTCTCCCGAACAACAGTCTAAATGTAATATTGAAAAAAATGCGCAAGATGACGAAGAAGATTTTGGAACAGTAGATGTTGTTGTCGGACCAGAAGAGTGCAATCAAGAAGACGCATAAAAAAAGTTTTAGAACGTCCTTCGGGGCGTTCTTTTTGTGTCTGAATGGGGATAACATAATGGAAACATGAATTAACAATCTGGACATCTGTCATTTTGGCAGGTGTTCTTTTTATGCAATAAGAAAGCGGGGTGGCAACATGGCAATGATATGGGCAGATGGGGTCTTAATAAAAACTCCATCTGTTTTTTCGTGGGGACTGAATGATGTTTCGGCAGCGGATGCCGGAAGAACCGATGATGCGCTGATGCATAAGAATAGGATCGCACAAAAGAGAAAGATTTCTTTAGCATGGAATAATCCGACAAAAGAAGAGACTGCGTCTATACTGCAGGCTTTTAACCCGGAATATGTTAAGGTGACATATCCTGATGCTATGAGTGGGAAGTATGAAACCAGGGAATTTTACCGCAGCGACCCGGTAGCTCCAATGAAGGTATGGACTGTTGGGAATAAGCGGTATGCACAATTGTCTTTTGACATCATAGAGAGGTAATACAATGCAAAACGTTTCGGTTGATTTTGTAAAACAATTAAATAATGATAAACGAGCATACTTACTGAGATGTGAAATTGTATTAACTGATGGGACGGCCCTTTCGATTTCAAATGGAAATCTTTGGTCGGATACGTTCAAGATAGAGGATGCCGTATCCAATTCTGGGAGTTTAGATATCGGCGCTGCTATAACAAATAAACTGACGTTTACTTTAGGCGATATATACGATGAATATTCTGAATATGATTTCACGGATGCCGCGATAAGGAATGTCCGAGTAGGTCTTGTACTGCCGGACGGGACAGAAGAGTATGTGAAAAAGGGAGAATATACAGTAGACGAAACGTCGTATAACGGTTCCTTGATTACACTTGAATGCCTGGATAACATGTCAAAGTTTGATGTATCGTACAAGGAAAGCAAATTAGTGTATCCCGCTACGATCGGGGCCATAGTCCGGGATGCGTGTACTGAATGCGGGGTAGGACTGAATACTTTTGAATTTACAAATCACACGTACATTGTCCAGGAAAGACCATCCGATGAAGCCTTGACTTTTCGGCAGGTGCTTAACTGGTGTGCGCAGATCGCGTGCTGCTTTGCCCGGTGCAACACTGAAGGAAAACTGGAACTTAAATGGTTCCAGACAGGTATTCTCGAGGATGAACTAGACGGCGGCGTATATGATAATGGAACGCCAAAGTACCAGACCGGTGATGATTCGGATGGCGGTGTCTATGCACCGTGGAATGAAGGTGATACACACAGCGGAGGGACGTTCAATGATTTATTATCCAGTCATCATTTCATATCTTACACAAGCCCAGAAATATCCACTGATGATGTTGTAATAACAGGTATTCTGGTAAAGGAATATTCACCGGATGTCAATAAGGATGAGGTTGTTCCATATCTAACGGGCACAGAAGGATATGTGCTATCAATAGATGAAAACAGATTTATACCGCCGGGGAGAGGCCAGGAGGTTGCAGCATATTTAGGAAGTCGAATGATTGGGCTGCGCTTCAGGCCTCTTTCTTTTTCCTGTCTGAGTGATCCGACAGTTGAAGCGGGTGATGTGGGTTTCTTCACTGACCGGAAATGTAAAACATATAAGTTTCTGGTGACAAATACGGTGTTCTCTTCCGGAAATTATCAAACAGTGACCTGCGATGCGCAGACCCCGGCCAGGAATAAAGCCACAAGATATTCCGCCGCAACACAGGCATATGTAGAATTGAGAAAACAGATCCGCAAGGAGAGGACAGAACGGGAGAAGGCCCTGGAAGAATTGGGCAATCGGTTAGCCGCATCCTCGGGACTTTATACAACGGTAGAGGTGCAGGCTTCCGGCGGAAAAATCTTTTACCTGCATGACAGGCCAAACCTGGCGGACTCCAACATTGTCTGGAAAATGAACGCAGAAGCCTGGGGCGTATCCACAGACGGAGGGGAAAGCTGGAATGGTGGGATGACGGTCGACGGCGACACGATCGTAAGGATATTGACCGCTATAGGAGTGAGTGCCTCATGGATTGACACAGGCCGCATATCGGTGAAGGATAAGGACGAAAATATAATCTTCCTGGTAGATATGGACACAAAGGAGATTGTGATATCTGGTGATTCTGTTCGTATCGGCGGCAAGTCAGTTACAAAAGCAATAGAGGAAGTGAATAACGCAGCAAACAAAGCCCTGCAGGAAGCAGAGAAAATGAGAACTTTAAATATCCAGCTTGAAAACGATGCTCATGTAGTTCCCACAGACGCCGACGGCAATAACGGGAAGTATGCAGGGTGTGACACTACGGTATATGTGTTATGGGGGCAGACGGATATATCTGCAGAAGTCCCTATTACAGTGTCTAAAAGTTCTGGAGTTACTGGGACATGGGATGCAAAAGACAGAAAATATACCGTAACAAACATGACAACCGATGCCGGATATGTCGATTTTACGGTTAGATACATGGAGATCACCGCAACCAAACGCTTCAGTATCTCCAAGAATAAGCAAGGCCCCCAGGGAATTCCGGGGATAGATGGCGAGGACGGTACAGACGGAAGAACATATTTTATTAATGCATCAACCGCGATTATCAAAAGAGGCCAAGATGGACGTATATCACCCACATCTGTTACCTTTAGTTCATATTACCGTGATGGAGATAGCTCTGAAAGGACGCCATATTATGGCCGATTCGTAATTTCCGAAAGTATAGACGGAGAAACATGGGAAGCCAGATATACATCTGAAACAGACGAAACTAGCAAGGGATATGTGCCTACAGCTACAGCTACTGCTTTGAAGTGTGTTTTATATGCGGCGGGTGGCACACAAACTGAAATGGACCAGCAAACAG